CTTTCTGCATATCTTCGCAATCACCGAATGCCGCTGTCATAGGATTGTGAATCATCATAAGTGCGGTAGGTGCCATAAGCACCTTGGTTCCGGCCATCGCAATGACCGATGCCGCGGAGGCTGCGATTCCGTCAATCTTGACCGTGACGTTGCCTTTGTAGTCCATAAGCATGGTGTAAATCTGACTTGCGGCTACGCAATCACCACCGGGAGAGTTAATCCAAACTGTGATGTCACCACTGCCTGCGTTGAGCTCGTCTTTGAACATCCTGGGAGTGATGTCGTCATCGAACCAACTTTCTTCAGCAATAGTTCCGTACAGCTCAAGGACTCGTTCTTCGGGCTGACCTTCGTCCGCCAGATTTTTCCACGCCCAGAACTTCTTCGCTTGGGGTATCTTCATTGGTTTCTGTTTCCTCCGTTTCTGTAGGATTTATATCTGCATAAGCACCCGCACTACCGAGCGGAAGCATACTGCCGTTAATGAGGTACAAATCTCCGCCTTGTTCAGCCGGAATTCGGTCGAGGTTTTCAAGCTCACGAATGTCGTTAGCGGACATCCAGCCGTTCTGCCTTGCAATCGAATAGCCATTCATACGGCTTTGATAGTCACCTCGGAGCAGACCTTCAAGGTTGAATTTAATGAAAAACTCCTTCTTTTCATCGAGCGAGAGCAGAACTCTCATCATCGATTGTTCCCAACGGATAATCCACGGGTCGAGGGTGTATTTCACAAACTCAAGGGATTGCTGCTCAATATTAGAAAAGCTCGACTTCTCAAGGTCACCGACCATATGGGGCGGGACTCTGAAAATTCGAGCAATTTCATTTATTTGGAATTTGCGTGTTTCAAGGAACTGCGCCTGTTCAGGAGAAATGGAAATGGGTGTATACTTCATTCCTTCCTCCAAAACCGCAACCTTGCCGGAATTGGATGCACCGCCAAACTGGCTCTGCCACGCATCACGCACACGGCTGGGGTCTTTGATTGTGCCTGGGTGTTCCAACACGCCCGAGGGCGCTGCACCGTTAGCAAAGAACTTGGCACCGAACTCCTCGCAGGCAATTGCCATACCGATAGCGTTTTTTGCCATTGCGATGGGACTATAACCAACGAGACCGTCAAAGCCAAGTCCGGGAATATGAAGAACATCTGAAGGCTTGAGCTTTACCGATGCACCTTCCATTGTGTGAGCCTCTTCGTTAGAACGCTGATATGTGTAATAAAGCTGTCCGTTGCTGTCGCGGTCAACGGTCATCTTGTTTGGCATCAGCGGATAGAGAGCCACAACTTCGCCTTTGCCGTTACGGATGATTTGTGCGTAAGCGTTACCCCAAAGAAGCAGGTGCGTCATTAAGGTTTCTCGGAACACAAAAGAACTCATTTCCGGGTTCGGCTCATCGTGAAGCAAAAGGTAAAGCGGATGATCCACAGCTTTCTCTTTGCCACCCGTGTCGGTGTACTTGTAAAGGTGGAGTGGTAGTCCTGCCACTGCTTCTGCAAGTATCCTCACACAGGAATAAACGGCGGTCATTTGCATTGCAGACCGTTCGTTTACAGGCTTGCCGGAAGTTGAACCACCCATAAAAAAGGTGTATGAACTACCGACCGTTCTGTTTTGAGGCTTATCTCTGGATCGGAACAATCCTGAAAAAATGCCCATCGTGATTCACTCCCTTCATATAAACAAAATGCCTCGGTCGTTATAAACCGAAGCGGTAGTATCATTACCACAGCGAATTGCACGGTCGAGCGCCATTATAGTTGCGACCGCACCGTCAATTTTCTCTGTGGATTTTTCTTTGTCCGGCTTGATGTTACCCGCCGGGTCGGTGCGGATGAAGATGTTATCCATCATCCAGCGAAGGACGGGTTGACCTCCGTGAGCGATTTTTTCTTCAAGCACCAGTTTCATCAGTTCCTTTGTGGGCGGAGACATATCCTTAAAGCCTTGACCGAAAGGAACCACCGTGAACCCCATACCCTCAAGGTTCTGCACCATCTGTACAGCGCCCCAACGGTCGAATGCAATTTCACGAATATTAAAACGCTCACCGAGCCGTTCTATAAACTTCTCGATGTAGCCGTAGTGAACAACGTTACCTTCCGTTGTGTTTAGGAAGTTTTGTCTTTCCCACACATCGTAAGGCACGTGATCCCGTCGCACACGAAGCTCCATATTATCCTCGGGTATCCAAAAGTACGGTAGGATAACATATTTGTCATCCTCATCGATGGGTGGAAACACCAACACCAATGCCGTGATATCCGTTGTGGAAGAAAGGTCAAGACCGCCATAGCATACACGACCTTCCAGGTCATCTTCGTTTACTGCGAAGGCACATTTATCCCATTTGTCCATCGGCATCCAACGCACCGCTTGCTTGACCCACTGGTTGAGCCTTAACTGCCGGAAGGAGTTCTCCTCACCGGGGTTTTGCTTTGCGGATTCACAGGCTGCGTGAACCTTGTCGATAGCAACGGTAATGCCGAGAGAGGGATTGGCTTTCGCCCAGACTTTAGGGTCTGTCCAATCGTCCTCTTCATTTGCACCGTAGATAACCGGGTAAAAAGTAGGGTCGATTTTTCTGCCTTCAATGATGTCCTTTGCTTTTTGGTGCAGTTCGTAACAGATGGATTTTGTATCCGTGCCTGCGGTGGTAATGTTAAAGAAACACGGCTGCATACGAGCATCGCCAGAGCCTTTGGTCATTACATCGTGGAGCTTTCGGTTCGGCTGTGTGTGCAATTCATCAAAGACAACACCGTGAGTGTTGAAACCGTGTTTGTTGCTGACGTCAGCCGACAAGACCTGGTAGATGCTGTTTGTCGGTAGGTAGATGAGTCGTTTCTGTGAATCAAGGATTTTTACTCGTTTTGCCAGTGCCGGACACATACGAACCATATCGGCAGCAACGTTGAAAACGATGGATGCCTGCTGTCTATCGGAAGCACAACCATAAACCTCGGCACGTTCCTCACCGTCACCACAAGTAAGAAGCAAAGCAACGGCAGCCGCAAGTTCGGACTTGCCTTGCTTTTTTGGTATCTCAATGTAGGCGGTGTTGAACTGTCTGTAGCCGTTGGCTTTCTTAATTCCGAATATGTCACGGATGATTTGTTCTTGCCAATCGATGAGTTCAAATGGCTTTCTCGCCCAGGTGCCTTTGGTATGACAGAGGCACTCAATAAAGCTCACCGCATAATCAGCGGCAGCCTTATCGTAATAAGAACCCTCTGCCATAAACCGAGTCGGCTTATAGTTTTTCAGTTTTCTGATATGCGGTCACCTCCTAAAAGGGTATAAAAAATAGCCGCCACCGAAACGGTGCGACTTGCGTATACGAGGAACAGAGCCTCACGGCTCTATCCCAGGGGGTATTGGGTTGTGGTTATTTTTGCAGTTGCTCAAAGCACCATTTCAGTGCGGAACCATTATCTTTGAAGGTTTCCTCGACTACTGCCCAGGGAACCAGGCGGCACTCAATGTCACCCAAGCCGGTGTCTTCCGGGAACTCGATGAACTCGTAGATTTCAGCGGTGAATCCGCCTTTCCAACTGATGTCGGTAACGAATACCTTGTCGCCGTACTGAACAACCGCTCCGTAGGATGCGGAAACATTAAGTTGCAGTTTTTCGATGGTGGTGAAGATGTCTTTTCCCATTGCACCGTCCTCCTTAAATGCTCATCATATGGATGGCAGGAACTTTTGCTCTTTCGTTCGTCATCCAATCGGTGTAGTTTGCGTTGACCTCGGTGATGCCCGCCATCTTGAAACCTTGCTTATCAAAGGCTGCGAGGGTGGAAATCAAACTGGAGAAGGTACTGCTGATGGTAAATTCGGTAATGCCGTTCTGGCGGAAGGTCTCTGCAATAGCCTCAACATCCTCATCCCAAATAACCTCGGAGAAGTCGATGAGGTCATTTTCTGCATCGATGCTCTTGCGGTATGCCCAGAATGCGGTAGCGTTGATGCCCCAATCCTTGAGGCTGTTTGCTTTCTCTGCAATGGCTCTTTCAAAAAGTGTAATCTTTGTCATAGTGTGTTCCTCCGTTTGTTTTGTTGTGAGTGTATATTACCGTCATTTGACCGATATATCCAGTCATTTTGGAGATATAAACTACACAATCTTTAAGGCAAAATAGTGTGTATATTACACCTTTTTATGCCTTGCCGGAGTCGTCCACCTTTCTGCAAACATCCTCACCGTAGGCAATGCCGAGGGAAGAACCACAATCCCACTTAACGTGGATTGTACCGATATCGTCAACGGCAACCACGGTGCCCTTGCAGCCGGGAACGAGCTTTGTGTTGAAGGGGTCGCTCATATGAACCAATTCAACACGGCACCCCTTGGGGTAGCGCTCTTTAAGACGAGCAAGCGTTTCTTTGCTAATACCGAACATTATTCATTCACCCCCTCGCTTTTGAATGCGGAAGATCCTGAAAGATTTCGGAGCAAAATTTTGCGGGCGGCTTTGTACTCGTTGCCGATAAAACCGAGCCGTAGGAGAAAGCATCGGAATGCGTATTTCTCGTTTTCGACTTCTTTCTCTTTTGCGTTTATACGCTTTTGATTCTTTGCCATATTGCATAAGGCTGTCACAAACTCCATATAGGTTTGAATTTCATCGGGAGTGCTGTCGGTCTTGAACCAAGGGAAATCCAAACGCTCACCGATAAGGTTAATAGGAAGGTCGTCCACTCCCAAGGCTTTCTTGATGAGGTTGCCTTTGGATTCGACCAGGTCAAAAAGGTTTTGCAGAGAGGCTTCGGTGAAGTCTGCCATGGGGATTTGAATTGCGATACCTTTGGGTGCATCTGCACTCATATCACTTTCAAATCCTTCATCGTAGAGGTGCTCAAGCAATCTCTCAATAACCTCGCTGTCAGCGCGGTCATCAAAAATGAGGTTGCCGTCTTTGTCGATGGTGAAGTAATCCACCTCGTAGGCAAAGCTGGGAGCGCCCAGGTATTTAACCTCTTCACCGAGCCACTTTGCAATTATAAGAACCATTCGTTTGCGTTCCTTGCCTGGAACATTGTACTTGATTGTCATTACTATGACCTCCTTGTTTTTTTGGTAGTCACATATTACCGTCAAGTACGAGATATATCCAGTTAATTCGCACACTATTCGGTGTAGAATATGTAGCCTTGTTCTGTAGGTTAAATTGTGTAATGTACACGCCACATTGACATTTGCTGTTTTTCGTGCTATACTGTACCCAACCTATAAAGAGTGCGTGAGGGACAAGCCCTGTGACCGCCGACAACCTGCCGAAAGGTAAGGTGCCAATGCTTGAACGATAGGGTTATATGAGAAACTCTGCAATCCTGTCGTGACGATAGGATTGTTTTTTTACGCTCTCTTTAGGTAATTCACTTAAAGGAGCGTTTTATTATGCGCAAAATCAAAGACCTCATCAATCCCAACCAGAAGGTATACATTCTTCTGAAAAACAGCGCTATCCGTTATCGCTTTATGAGCGATGCGGAACTGGAGGGTATCACCTACGGGGATGGAGCGAAACCAACCGAAAGACCCGTAGATGATATAATGTCCCTTCAGCCAGACGGCACCATCTGTTTCCTGGGTTGGGCAGGAAGGATGTGTTACCACCATAGCAGTAACGCTGTCGTTCGTATCGATTATGAGAAATACATTTCTGCAGCAACGGACTATATAATCAATTTGCGTTGAGATTGTTGTAGTAAACGATGCCGGAAAGCACGAAGAACACACAAGGCAGTGCGACACCGTTGCCCCACATCTTATATTCCGCAGCGTCGGAATGTGGATCTGTGAGCCACTTCCTTATCTGCTTGAGGGATTTGGGTTTCGTAGAGTTGCCAACGATTCTGCGGTGGGTCTCAAAAACATCGTACCAATAACGGATATCATCCATCGTAGGTTCTGCAATGCCGAGGTCATCACACCACCAATCCGGGAAACCTTGGAGTCTGGCACACTCGGTAGGTGTAAGTCTGCGGACGGTGTAGGTTGCTTCAACAACACCGTTATGATGACCAGGGCAAGTTCCGTTTACGAGGGTGTTGCCACAATCCTCAAGGAAATACTGCCCAACATCACGAGTAGCAGACGGGTCAAAGCCATAAGGTGTCGCAACAGCGCCCGGTCCTTTCGCAACCAGTGTCGGTTGTCTTTCAGCAGAGACCGAAGGTGTGAACTGTGCGTTTTTACCTTGGTTAAATGCATCACGACCAATGCCGTAACATACAGCGTTGGGGTCTTTGAAATCTCGCGCCATAAGAGTAGGAGAAGTATCCTGGGTTACTTGCGTGAAACTTCCCGTGGTCATTGCATAAACAGCGTGGCGGTCAACGGTGTTTAAGGTATACATCACATCGGATTCCTTATATCCATCTCCCTGATGGGAAGGACGGGTGCCGTTGCCTTCGATTACAAAAGTGCCACCCTCAACGCATACCGCGGGTTCACCGCCGTGGGTGCAAGCAAGTGTCGGAGAAACATTCTCGCTGATACTGCAAGAACTCTTTCCACCGCCTTGGTCTACACAAACCACAGCAATGCCACCTTGATTACAACCAGGGTTTCCACCGTTGCCATCAAGGGTGCGAGAGGTATCAGCTTCATAGATTCCGCTGTGGGGGTTGGAGGATTTCATAGCATTGCTATCCTTGGCGCTGATGCCGTATGCCTGGAGTACACAGTTAAAGTGGTTCTTGTCCGGCATACGCTGACTACCACCTGCGTTGTGTGCGGTTAATGTAGAAACAATTTGACCACCATCCCAACTACACGGTTCAAACAAGGTTTGGTCATTGTTGCAAGCGAGAGTTGCAGATTTGTTTTCCTGAATCAAAGCACCTTTTCCGCCACCTTCACAGCCGGAACGGATTTTCATAACGAGAGGAACATTGCCACCGCCGGTCCCCATACGGGAAGTGAGTGTTTGCACTTTATCATCGTCCGAAATAGTAACACGGCTGTCGGCAGGATGGTTTTCCAAAGCAACCGCAGCCGGAACAACTCCGGCACGGTGTGTCGGTGAGGTTTCCTCCTCGTAACCAATGGTTCTGCTTTTAGCAGAATGTTCGGTACAGAACCCGGCGGCTTCCATCACACAAGGTGGATGGTGTGCCTCGGCGCGGAGGGTTGCGGTGACCTCATCGGTAACATCCATTCGGTTGCCACCCTGGTCGTTAAGCACGATACCGTTGCGACCCGTGGACATACCGCAGTTAACACCGAGGGTGGATGAAACATCCCCGGTTAAATCTCCGTTGTATCCATCGAAGCCTGACGCTCCAAAGCAACTCGCAGAACCTCCGGCAGTTCTTTGCCACGCACGGAAGCTCTCCGCAGAATACCCTGACAAGCCTTCTGACTTAAAAAGTATGTCCGGGGCACTCCCACCTGCAAAATCTGCGACAAGGTAGATGCGGCGTCTGCGTTGGGGGACTCCCCAATATTGAGCATCGAGAGTTCGGTAAGCAACGCTGAATCCGTCTCCCAGGTACGCGTCTGCGTAAGGCCATCTGCCTTTTTCAGGCATAGGCACCTCGGTGTCCGGCTCTGCGATAGCGATGACCGCTTCGAGGACGGCTTTGAAATCTTCGCCGCCGTTTGAGGAGAAGGCGCCGGGGACATTCTCCCACACGATGTATCTTGGGTATTTACCATTTGTGGCACTCCTCATTTCTTTAATAATGCGGATGGCTTGATAGAACAGCACGGATTGCTGTCCTTCCAGACCGGCTCGTTTTCCCGCCACCGACATATCGGTGCAAGGCGAGCCGAAGGTGATAATGTCCACG